AACGATCCTAATTCTCGAATCAGACAAGCACGGAGAAGATGGAAATGTTAAATGCAATTAGAAACAGTAATCAATAAATTAATTAGATTCTTAAATACCAGAATAGAAGCTTTAGTCATATCGGTAACATCAGGTGGTGTTGACAGTATGGAAAAATATAGGTATATAATAGGACAAATAAATGCCCTAGAGGCAACTAAACAGGAAATCTCTAACCTGCTTAATGATAAGGAGCAAAATGAAGGCACAGTCGTCGATATTAAAACCAAACAATGATCTTGTTGGTTTAAAAAAATCAGAGAAAGAACCAAAATTACCACAACCTACTGGTTGGAGACTTTTAGTTTTACCTTTTAAAATGAAAGAGAAAACTAAAGGTGGATTAGTATTAGCCGAGACTACTTTAGAAAAGCAACAAGTTGCATCACAAGTAGGATTAGTTATGGCCATGGGATCACAATGTTATACGGATAAAGAAAGATATCCAGAGGGTCCATGGTGCAAGGTCAATGATTGGATAATGTTTGCACGTTATGCCGGATCAAGGATCAAGATAGATGGTGGAGAGATGCGTCTGCTAAACGACGATGAAGTGTTAGCAACAATTGATAGTCCAGAGGACATCTTGCATGAGTTTTAATCATAGGAAGGAGTAACTATGCCAGAAGAAGAAAAGAAAACAGTTGATATAGATACATCGGGTCCCGATGCAACTATAGATATTGAAGAAAAAAAAGACGAAGCTGTTGTAGAAACAGAAGCGCCGGAACAAGAACAAGGAACAGATAAATCATATGAAAATGAAAGAGAAACAAAACTAGATGAAAAAAAATCAGATGGTGAATTAGAAGACTATAGTAAAGGTGTTCAAGCTCGTATTGCGAAATTAACTCGTAAGATGAGAGAAGCAGAAAGAAGAGAACAAGCTGCTACTGAATACGCAAAAGCTGTAGAAGAAAAAAGAAGAGTATTAGAAAAACGTTTTGAAAAAACGGATTCTGATTACATGAAAAAATTTGAGACTAGTATTAGTACAGGTTTAGAAGCTGCACAAAAAGAATTAGCAGCAGCTATCGAAGCCGGCGATGCCAAAGCTCAGGTTGAAGCTAATAAAAGAATTGCAACACTCGCATTCGAGAATGCAAAACTTTCAGAAGCTAAAGAGGGTAGAGAAATAAAACAGGCCGAGAAACCTGTTGTTGATCAATCCCAAAAGGCGCCTCAATATCAAGAGCCGTCTAATAATTTTAGTCAAGATCCTAAAGCTGAAGCTTGGGCTGGTAAAAATGCTTGGTTTGGTAAAGATAGAGCCATGACATATACCGCTTTTGAGATTCATAAGGATTTGGTTAATAATGAAGGATATGATCCTAACTCTGACGAGTATTATGAGGAAGTTGACAAAAGAATTAAGATTGACTTTCCACATAAATTTGGTAATACTGAAAAAACTACGACAGCTCCCGTTCAGACGGTTGCCTCAGCAACAAGAAGCGTAAAGCCTGGTCGCAAAACTGTGAGACTCACTTCCTCACAAGTAGCAATAGCTAAAAAATTAGGAGTGCCACTCGAAGAGTACGCAAAACAATTAAACACGAAGGAAGGAGCGTAAAATGGAAAAAGACAAAAATACTTCTCGTGCGAGCCAAACACGGTCAAAATCTGAAAGACCAAAAGTGTGGGTTCCACCATCATCTCTAGATGCACCCCCTGCACCTGACGGATTCAGGTACAGATGGATAAGAGCTGAAGTCATAGGATTTCAAGATACGAAAAACGTAACCGGAAGATTAAGAGAAGGTTATGAATTAGTTCGTGCCGATGAAATCGAAAATGCCAGTGATTATCCAGTTCTCGAAGACGGGAAATACAAGGGGGTAGTTGGGGTTGGTGGCCTTTTGCTTGCAAAGGTACCGATCGAGATCGCGCAGCAACGTCAAGATTATATGTCTAATAGACATAAGGAACGAAACGAAGCAGTAAACAACGATCTTATGAAGGAGCAGGATAATAGAATGCCTATCAATGTTGAAAGGCAATCTCGTGTAACCTTCGGTGGTACGAAAAAGTAATTTTTTACATCACTGAATTAATATAAACCCGTACTGGAGGCCGTTTTACGACGGCAGGTACATTAAGGAGTAATAAGACTATGGCAAATAGAAACACTGTTGGCTTTGGTTTAGTACCTACTGGAACTGTTGGAAGCAACGTTTCAAATGGTGGTCAAAGCAAATACTTCATTGATGCTGGTTATAACGTTGACTTGTTCCAAGGGACTGTAATACAGTCTAAAGTTGGATACATGAAAACTGCAGAAGCAGCAATCACTGATAAATCAATCGGTGTGTTAAATGGTATATTCTATAATGCGGCTACAACTTTGAAGCCGACATTTGCGAATAGCTATGCACAACCTATTACTCCAGCAAATAGTGAAGACATCACTGCATTTGTTATCGATAACCCTTTACAGTTATACATAGCTAGTATTGACGGCGCAGTCGCACAAGCTAACTTTGGAAAAACTGCAGGTGTTACAGCAGGAGCTCCAACAGGAAGCCACACTTCTGGACAATCGAACAAACAATTAGTAACAGCGAGTATTCACAATACAAACAACCAATGGCGAATCTTAAGATCGGCTGAGGATCCTGAAAACGGAGACACATCAGTAGCAAATGCTACAGTTGTAGTTTGTCAGAACCTTAACCAATACTTAACTAACGCTGTTAGTTGGCAATAATAGGAGCATATAGAAATGGCAATATCAAGAGCACAGCTAGTTAAAGAACTAGAACCAGGCCTAAATGCACTATTTGGGCTGGAGTACAAACGTTATGAAAATCAGCATGCTGAAATTTATAATGAAGAATCAAGTGACAGAGCTTTCGAAGAGGAAGTAATGTTATCTGGATTCGCAAACGCAAACGTAAAAGCAGAAGGTGCTGGCGTATCATACGATGATGCACAAGAAACTTTTACAGCAAGATACACTCATGAGACTGTAGCTTTAGCGTTCGCAATCACTGAAGAAGCGATTGAGGACAACTTGTATGATAGACTTGCGTCTAGATATACAAAAGCTTTAGCTAGATCAATGTCAAATGCTAAACAAGTAAAAGCTGTTGACCCATTAATTAATGGTTTCACAACTTTCTTGGGTGGTGATGGTAAAGCTTTAATGGCTAACGATCACCCAACTATTGCTGGATCTTTCAGCAACGAGTTGGCAACACCAGCAGACTTGAACGAAACATCTTTAGAGCAATCACTTATCGACATCGGTAAGATGACTGACGAAAGAGGTCTTAGAGTTGCAGCAAGAGGAGTTAAAATGATAATTCCTTCTGAGCTTCAGTTTACAGCTGAGAGATTGATGAAATCTCAAGGTAGAACTGGAACAGCTGACAACGATGTAAACGCAATCGTATCTATGGGTATGGTTCCTCAAGGTTATAGAGTGAACAATTACCTAACTGATACAGATGCTTTCTACATCTTGACAGACGTGCCAAATGGCATGAAAATGTTCAACAGAGCTCCATTGAAAACTGCAATGGAAGGTGATTTTGAAACTGGAAACGTTAGATACAAAGCTAGAGAAAGATACTCGTTTGGAGTATCAGACCCTAGAGGTATCTTTGGTTCGCCAGGAGCGTAATCAATAATTTTTTGTGGCGGACATTGTTCCGCCACAATCATAAAATAAACGGTGAGATTCATGAAAAAATTTATAGTAAATATTTGGGCGTACGATCATCATGCAAAATTTGATGTATCGTCCCTAGATGACCCACAATCCCTAGAAAATGCAATCCTTGACAAACTTGGAGAAAATGTTATAGTTTGGGAAAAAACGGGAATGTTTGGTCCGTTGAATAGAATAACCTATGAGGAGGTTGTTAATGATACAAGACCTATACAAAGTAAAAAGGTCCTTGGAGTTGAAGTGGGAACAGGAGCATCTGTCTAATGGTAGATACACTCTTGAAATGGTCAGGATTGATGACAAAGTTAGAGAAGTCATCACAAAGATCAAGCTGGAAGAAGCAGCTATTGCCCACAGACAGAATACTGTCGAAGGAGCAGCTCCACAAGTTTCTGTAGCTACTTAATCAAAAGCTACATCGCTGAAATGCATAAATACCGTAGGCTCTCTTGCACTCTATTAAAATCTAGTATATAGTTTCTTAACTATACATAATATAAACTATTAAATGTAGACGCGTATAGTCGACACCCCTAGGGACTGCATTTAAAAATATCTAGGAGGATATTACAATGGCAAATACAACATTTACAGGAAATGTAAGAGCTAATGGTAATGGAAACAGAGCAAACTATGCAGGTTCAATGCAGATGGTTGCACAATTTCATGTACCAGCAACTAACGCAGCAGCAGGAACAGATGCACAAGTATCAGCAACTGATACAAGAACAGTGCAACTTCCAAAAGGATCAATTGTTGATACTATAATTTTCAATGGTCAAGCAGCAGCTGGTGGAAAAATTGATATCGGTTTTGCAGATTTAATCGACGGTACAACTTTTGTTGATACTGACGGTTTCGTTGATAACGGAGCTGCAGACGATGCACAAGAAATGATTCTACCTTCTTCTGGGACTGCAGGTAATGATTTAGGTCTTACTGAAATGACTTATGATGTTAAAATCGTAGCTGGTCAAGGTGCAGCAGCGCAAGCTGGTACTTTAACTGGAACTATTTTTTATCACATGGTTGACGACGGTAAGGAGTCAGCATAATAATTAATTAGTGTGGGCTTCGGCCCACACATAATTTAATTCAGGAGAAAAAATGTCAGATCAAAAATTTACAAGAATTACAGGCACAGGTCAGTTAAAAACTATTTCTGGTGGAGCTACAGATACAGGTCCTATTAGAGTGACTTACATTCAAGCTAAAGGTCATGCAAGTGGTCAACTAGAATTAAGAGACAGTGTCGGCAACAGTGGATCATTACAATTCCATTCACATTTTGGAACAGAAGGATTAGATATATTTGTTCCAGGTGAAGGAATAAGATTTGAAACTGCTTGTCATGTAACAATGTCAGGAACAGGTTCGATAACTATCGGCTACACTGGTTAAGGAGGTAAACTGTGGCTAACACAACTTCCGGAACTACAACATTCGGTCAAACGTTTACTATTGATGAAATAGTAGAAGAAGCTTTTGAACGTTTAGGTATTCAAAATGTTTCTGGTTATCAATTAAAATCATCTAGAAGATCTTTAAATATTCTTTTTCAAGAATGGGGTAATAGAGGAATTCATTATTGGGAAATAAAAGATACTAATATTGATTTAGTTGAAGGACAAGATACATATAAATTATACAGATCATCAGCAGAAGCTACAGCTGCTGGGGATCAAGCAACTACAAAAAATAATGCTAATGCAGGTGAAAATGTTTTTAGCGTAAGTGATGTTTTAGAATCACAATTAAGAGCTAATACAATTGGTTCAACAGATCAATCAGATACACCAATGACAAAAATTGATAGATCAACTTATGGTGGTTTATCAAATAAAAAATCAAAAGGTACACCTAATCAATACTGGGTTGAACGATTTATTGATAGAACTGTAATACATGTTTATCCAACACCAGATTCAACAAACGCAGCAAAACACGTTCACATATACTACATAAAAAGAATTGATGACGTTGGTGATTATACTAATGCAACTGACGTACCATTTAGATTTGTTCCGTGTATGGTATCTGGTTTAGCTTATTATTTATCAATGAAGTATGCACCACAATTAATGCAACCAATGAAATTAGTTTATGAAGATGAATTTCAAAGAGCTCTTGCTGAAGATGGTTCTGCTTCTAGTACATACATAACACCTAAAACTTATTACCCAGGAACATAATGCCATCTTATTCATCAGGAAAACATGCAAAAGCAATATCAGACAGATCTGGTTTAGAGTTTCCGTATAAAGAAATGGTTAGAGAATGGAATGGATCATTGGTCCATATTTCAGAATTTGAACCTAAACAACCACAACTAGATCCAAAACCAATTGGAACTGAAGGTGTTGCATTAAGAAATATTAGACCTGCAAGAACAGAACCACCAGTTGCAATGGCTTTACCAAAAGATCCTTTTTCAATTACAAATGGTAGTCCAACTCTAACAGTTAGTTTTCCTAATCATGATTTAAAAGTTAATGATGAAGTTTTATTTTTTAATGGTGCTAGTAATAATCCTATTGAGTCTTTTAATTTAAATACAAATTTTTTTCCGTTATTTCATATTTTAGCATCTAATTTATCTGCTACAGCAACAACAGTAACTTTAGATGGTACTACTCTTTGTGCAAGTACAGGTTTCTTTTTTATACAAAGTGCAACTACACCTGCTACAGGAGTTGCAGATTATGTTCCAGTTATTCAAAGAGAAGTTATTCAATATGGTGCTAAATCCGGAGCACAAAATTTAACAAGTTTAACAAGAGGAACTAATGCTTTATTTAGAGGAGAAGTGTCAACTAGCACTACAGCAACTGCTCACAGTTCTGGTGTAAATGTTTTTCCAAGTTTAAAAATTCAAACTATAACAACAAGAACAGAAAACACTGGAGCAATGCCAGCTACAAAAACAGTTAATACAGGCTTTACTGTAACCTTGCCTTATAATGCAGTAGGCACTATAACAGGTGGTGGAAACAATGCATTTGTTAGTCCAATGTTAAGAGGAATTAGATAATGGCTTATACTTTTTTAGATTTAAAAACAAACGTTAGAGATTATACAGAAGTTGACGATACAGTTTTAACTGATGCTATCTTAACGACTATGACTAAAAATGCAGAAAATAGAATTTATAGAGATGCAGATTCTGATGACAATAGATTTTATGCTACATCAAATTTAGCTGCTGGTAATAGATATGTAACTATTCCATCTGATTTAAGAGTTATACGATATATTCAATTGTTAGACACAACAGTGACACCAAACGTTCAAGTTTTTTTAGAAAAAAAAGATACTTCTTATATG